CATCCGTTTGCAACAACGCAAATTCTCAAAGAGGTAGAACAGCCGGTGAAGATTGGTGAAGATAACATCTTCGTGACGGCGGCGCGGAAGGCAAAACAGATAGTTTCGGTTGATGCCGAAAAGCGGATGGTTGCACGAATTCACAAAGAGAACACTTGCCCAAAGGAGCTAACAGGATGTAGCTTTCATCCGATGTCTTTAACGGATCTACCGAAGGACTTCTTTTAAATGGGACAAGCGGGAAAATTAAATCGGCAAATCTTCATTGAACAGACAACACAGGCGAAGGATACGTTTCAGAACGTTCAAAACCAATGGTTGCCCTTCGATGAAGACCGGGCAGAGTTCCAAGCTCTAGGCGCGGATTCGTTTCAAACGAATTGGAAGCGGTACGGCGAGACAACGGCGCGGTTCCGGCTGCGCTTTCGTCAAGACATCGATCCGGCCATACACCGCATTGTTATGTATGATGACCGGTTCTCCCCGCCTACTGTCTCCGTGTGGAAAATCTCTCCGCCTTACGATCTAAAAGGCAAGCAACGCGAAATGTTTATTGAAGCTTCGGAGATAAAAGGAACGGACGCCGATGTTAATTGAACAGGCATTCGGAAAGATTCTCACGACTAACGCGGGCATCATTGCTCTATGTCCGGCGGCGCGGATCTTTTGGCCGAAGGCTCCGCAGAGTCAACAGACTTGGCCTTGTGTTGTCTACCGCACAGTCTCCCCGGTTATCCGCGATCCATTGTTAAGCCCGTCCGGTTATAGCGGTCTTGTTAGAACGCGTTTCCGCGTGTTCTCTTCAATGAAGACGGAGAGCGGTTTCACACAGGCAAAGAAATTAGACGCAGCCGTGCGCCGGGCTTTAATAAATCCCGTTTTCGTGGGAACTGTTGTTGATGATACAGTGTCCCCCGTTGAAGCCGTGGAGATACAAGGAATCTTCGCGCATGACAACATTTCCGGGCTTGACCAATGGGATGAGAAAACGCAAATCGCTTCGGTCTACTCGGATTACGACGTTTGGCACGATGAATAATCGAAAGGGGTTTTGTCGATGACTACAGCAAGTAAGATTGGTTACGGTTCGATTCTTTCGGCGGGCGACGGAGCGTCCCCGGAAAACTTCACGCGCATTGCAGAAGTTCGCAAGGTCGGCGAGTTCGGTTCGGAACGTGGACTCATCGACATGACCAACTTGGATTCTCCCGATACTTTCATGGAGTACCTGTTAGCCATGAAGGACGGCGTAGAACTCCCGGTTGAAGTGAACTTCCTTCCTTCAAACGCTACGCAGTCCCCATCAACGGGACTTATCAACGACCACAACACAGGCGTTGCCCGGAACTTTACTCTTGAACTCCCGGGCAGCTTCGGAACTTTCAGTTTCACGGCGCTTGTTCGCGCATGGAAGGCGAACGTTGCACCGAACGAAGGTTTGATTGCAACCTTTACGTTGAAACTGACAGGCGCAATCGAATACGCGCCGTAAAGAAAACGGCGGTACGGTTTCAAACAATCTCACGCAAGAAAGGATAAATTTAAGATGAGCAAAGGAAAGGTTATCAAGTTTCTCTCTCGCGACGCGTTCCAAAAACCGCCGGAACTCAAGTTCGAAGATGTTTCGTTGCCGGAGTTCGGCGAAGGTTGCGGAGTTCGTATCCTTGAATTGGATGCGGAAGCCGCGCAAGCCTTCGGTGAATGCGTCGCGAAAGAGGAAGACAAGAAAGCAATGCCGCTTTGGATCATTGCTTCCGCGCGATCCGTTGAACAGAAGGTTGTTGACGGAAAGCCGGTCTTCGTTCAAGTCCAGAAGACCGAAGACGGCAAGCCCGTTGAAGTGGACGGACAGCCGGTCATGGTTGACAGTGAAGAACCGGTGCTTGTGACCGGCGGCGCGATCTTCGAAGACACTCCGGAATCTATCGCAACAATTCTTGGCATGGGCGCTTCCGTCGTCATGCGCCTTGGCAACACGGCGCTTCGGTTGAACGGCTTTACCAAGGATGAGACGGAGAAGGAAACAAAAAACTAGAAGACCAATCGGACGTTCGGTTTTCGTTCCGGTTAGCCGCGCACCTTGGGCGAACGGATCGCGTTCAAATGTTGCGCGAAATGCCCGCATCGGAGTTTCGGCGTTGGTCAATCCTTGAACAGTTGGAGCCGTTCGGATCGTATGGCGAATGGCTCCGCACAGGATTGACCATCGCGTTACTTGCGAACATACACCGGAAGCCCGGGACTTTCGCTTACACGGCGGAAGACTTCATGCCGGTGACGATGCGGGCAAAGAAGGTTGGTCCCGCACAGTCTCCGGAACAGATTTTCAAATTGATGATGCTCCTTAAAGCACATCAAGACGCGTGGTTGGCAAAACGCAAAGCACTGATGGAGAAGAAACCGAAACAGGAGCCGCCCGAAAATGGCGACAATACAGGGGCTCGAAGCGTTTGAAAGGAAGCTCTCCGCTTTAACTTTAGCCGTCCAACGCAAGACGCTAACCAAGGCAGTCAAGGAAGGCGGCATGCTCATTCGGGATGCCGCTTCCCGCAACGTTATCACCGAAGGTCTTGTCCTTACCGGCACACTCGCCGAACGTGAAATAGTCACAATCGTTCAATCACAAAGTAACGCCTTCTCCGTCCTTGCTAGAATTGGACCGGCGCAAGATGCTTTTTACGGACGTTTTCCGGAGTTCGGTACTATATTTGAGCCGGAACAACCGTTCCTTGAACCGGCGTTCCGGGAGCAAATAGGACCGGCGTTAAATTTAGCTTCGTCAATCTTTAAGCAAACTGTTGAGAGCTTTAGATAATGGCAACAAACGCGATTAGTTCATTGTTCGTAGAGTTCGGGGCGGACACTCGCAAGTTTGCCGCTGCGATGCAAGACGTTTCGCGGCAAGTTCGCGAAGTCGAAAAGGTCATCAAGCCGATAAAGGACCGGGCAGCGGATGCCGGGCGAGCGTTGACCGTTGGCTTTACCGTTCCCGTTGTGGCCGGGTTCGCGGCAGTGACAAAAGCCGGGATGGATTTTGAAACCGCGTTCGCCGGGGTTCGGAAAACGGTAGACACGAACGAAGCCGGATTCACGAAGCTTCGCCAAGGTATCCGGGACATGGCGTTGGTTCTCCCGGCGGCGGCAACTGAGATTGCAGCCGTTGCAGAGAACGCCGGGCAGTTGGGCGTCAAGGCAAACGACATCCTTAAATTTTCTAAGGTCATGATTGACCTAGGAAAGACAACGAACCTTTCCGCTGTTGAAGCGTCGCAAGCGTTGGCGCGATTCACGAACATTACCGGGCTTTCGAAAAACAACATTGACCAATTGGGTTCGGCGCTCTTCGCGTTGGATGTGAACGCGGCATCAAGCGCCCGGGAAATTACCGAATTCGGTTTGCGGATCGCGGCAGCGGGAAAGATTGTTGGGTTGACCGATCCGCAAATACTCGCGTTCGGCGCTTCGCTGTCTTCCGTTGGTATCGAAGCCGAAGCGGGCGGCACAGCGATTTCAAAAACCTTCATCAACATTGCGAACGCGGTAGCAGGCGGCGGCAAATCTCTTCAACAGTTCGCAGCCGTGGCCGGGATGTCTGCCGCTGATTTCAAAAACGCATTCAAGAAGGATGCGGCGGACGCGGTTGTTACTTTCATTGAAGGCTTGAAGCGATTCCGGACCGAAGGCGGAAACGTCTTTCAACTTCTCAATGACATGGGCTTGCAAGAAGTCCGGTTGCGTAATGCGTTGTTGGCTTCATCGGAAGCGGGCGGATTGCTTCGAGACAACATCAAGAAGGCGTCCGAAGCTTTCGTTGAAAACACCGCGTTGACGAAGGGAGCCGCCGAAAAATACAAGACGACGGCGGCACAAATCCAACTGTTGAAGAACCAACTAACGGACATTGCAATAACGCTCTTCGATTCATTGGGACCGGTGCTTAAAGATACGGTCATCCCTAATTTGAAGAGCCTGTCTCTTGTTGCAGCGGATGCCGCGAAGAAATTTAACAGTCTCTCCCCGGAAGTGAAGTCCTTCGCGTTGGCTATCCTTGCAATCGGCGCGGTTGTTGGTCCGGCGCTCATAGCCCTAACCAAGATTGCTTCAACCATCATTGGCCTTGGAAGCCTTGCTATTAAGGCAGGAATCAGCATTACAGCGTTCAACGCGGCAATCGCGGGCGTTGGGCTCCTAGGCGCTGTGAAGACCTATGGAGACCTTTCAGCGGCAATAGCGTTGATTGGCGGCACATCCGTTGCAGCAACCGCCGGGTTGGTTGCCCTTGCCGCTGCAATCGGCGTTGCAATCGGAATGGTCATAAATTGGATTGTCAAGATAACCGGCATGCAAGCCGGGCTAGACAAGTTCATCAAGACCGCCGTTGAATTTGTTCCCGTTGTTGGCAAGTGGGCGACCGGCGCGAACGCGGCAGCGGATGCCGCGAAGAGTGCGACCGGGACAACGGAAAAGCTTGTTGCCGAATTCAAGAAGTATGGTGTTGCTGTTGACGTTGCCCGGCTCAATGATGCGGCATACATTCGAGAATTGAAAGCCGGGGTTGATGCCCGCAACAAAGTCATTGCCGCAAACAAGGCAGCGACGGCGGAGACCAATCAAGCGAAGGACGCGGCAAGACTTCTTGCCGATCAACAGAAGCTTCTTAACGATGCGTTCGGCGAAACTGAAAAGGAAGCGGACAAAGCAGCAAAGAAAATTCAACAGTTCCGCGATGACTTAGAGAAAGCGTCCCGCCCGGCGGACTTCTTGAACAAAGAGCTTTTGGAATATCAGAAGCTAGGGGCAACGAATACGGAACTGTCCCGGGCGTTTGCCGAAGAAATCATCAAGGCAGCGGAAGCACAGTCATTGCATGGGTTCGCAATCAAAGGTGTTGTTGCCGATCTACTCGCCGAAGCGCAAGCCTTCATCAAGGTAGAGGAAGCCGCGCGGTTCTTGAAGAAGTTTCAAGAAGACATGAAGAACCGTCCGCCGTTGCCAATGATACAAGCGGACATCGGAGAAAATCTCCCGGACAACTTGCGGACCAAAACACTTCAAGG